GTTAGGCGGACAGCAGCTTGTTCAGGAACTCGGTCTTGTAAATCTTGGACGCTGAGTTGCCCTTGCCTTTGCGGTACTGACACCGGACGGTGCAGACCACCTGCTTGTCGGACGAGAGGTTGTTTGAAACCCGCTCGATTGCATCGGCTACTTCGAGACCATCAGCGGTCCCGACCTTGGTTCCAAGGAGTGTGGAAAGATGGCCACAGAAACGGTTGCGCTCGATCTGAAGACCGGTGCGTCGGCCCTCAGCGGTGACGGAGGCAGCGTTGTCGGGGAAGGTGAACGGGGCTCCACCCCAAACGAGAGGCGAGTCCGGGTTGGTCTCGTCGTTGAGGAGTTGGTAGCGGAAGCGGAACTCGGTGGCAGGGATCTCCTGTTGGAGGCCCTGGTCGGTGGTGAACCGGTAGGTCGCCTTCTCATTGATGTCGAGGCTGAGGACGTAGCAGTCGTGCTCCCCTTCGAGCGGCCACTCACCAAGGCCACCGATGCCGGTATCGGGATTGGCGTCTCCAAAGGCTTGCTTCTGGGAGGCGAACATTGCGCTGATCTTCTGATTTGCCATAGCTGACTTCTCCTGAAAGGTTCTACCAGCGTTACGCGCTGGCATTGTTGTTGTAGTTGGTGACGAACACGGCCCAGCCATTGTCTTCTGGGAGCTCGAACTCTGATGGCATCTTGACACGATGCTTCGTGATGCCGGCGAGTGACTCGCTGTCCACTGAGAAGATGTACTTCTTGCGCTTCTCAGTCACGACCTTGGGCTTGAGCACGACGGTCTTGCCTTCACGGATGATCGGTGGTTGGGCGATCTCCCGTTGTTCGGTTACCCACTCGGATGAGATGGCAGCAACCATTTCAAAGAGGGGATAGAGCCGCTTGTAGAAACCATCGGTGATGGTGAGCTCTGGCTTGAACACGTACTTGTCGTCACCCAGTGGAATCTTGGCATTGACGACGTGGCAAATGATATAGACACCATAGCCGTAGCGACGGAGTGTGAGACAAGTATCGATGACCATGTCATAGAGTTGGTCCCATGAACGCCGGCCATCCATCTCTCGCCAGTCCTTCTTGTCGTTGGATCTGGTGATGTAGTCTTTGAGGACGGGGATCCATGTCCCAAGGCTATCAAAGAAGACGGTTGCCGGTCGTGGTTGATTCTGCTTCGAGAGTTGGCACAGCAGTTCAACCTTGGTCATCACGGCTTCCCATGTGAGGACCAGGGGTTGGCCATCGACATCGATGGGTTGCCCTTGTGGGTTGATGCCGGGCCAAACGCAGGCATGTGGATCACCGAGCGTGGAGGTGCAGTCCATGTTGCAGACCCATGCGTCTGGGTGTGACTGGATGAACTGCGACTTGCCTTCGCCGGGCAGGCCACAGATGAGACCGAACAATCGTTCGGGTGGGTGGACCATCTTCACACCCTGGAAACCCAGTGATGTGTATCGCTGCTGAGGCAGCTTTCCTGAATGTGTCGTAAGGGTGGACATGCTTAGTACTCTTGGCCGGGCAGCGTCACGTTGGCAAACATTCCAGCGGGCGGTGGCGGCAGGCGGTCGAACTGTGTTGGACGCTGTGATTGTTGGAAGGGGGCAGGGGCAGGGGCAGGAGGAGCAGGTTGGAATGGCCGGTTGATTTGGACCACTCGAGTAACCCGGTAACCCAGGTGCTTGAGCCACGCAGTGATGCGGGCCTTTGACACGGAGCACTTGTGGATCTTGTTGAACTTCTTGGTCAGGTCGGGGAGCGACTCAACTCCTGCTTCCAGGATCAGGTCGATCTTCGGCTTGATGACGAGGTTCACGTACTCCTCTTCGAACATCACGTGAGATGAGCTGGCTCCAGACTTTCGATCAGTGCCTCGAACTGGTGTGGTTCCAGCTCGTCCATAATCACGGACTCGTCCCTGTGCACTACTAGGAACTGCTCCGTCTGAAGCAGGGCTGGCCAATCCTTCGGCTCCGTCAGATAGAACGGGCTGTAGTTCGCCAGCTTTGATCCCATTCTTAGAGCGTCGATGTTTCGTAGGAAGTTGCATGGGTTAGCCTCTCTTGTTGCCATACTGTAGATCATGTCAACACGTGCAAGATAGTCGATCCGCCAATCCTTGTCAAGCATCACACTTGCATGTGTGTAAGAAATATTGATCGGTGGATCGTTCTGGAAATCCGGAGCCCGATCACTGTACTCAGCTTCACCCTTGTACCAACGCATGCATCGGTCCATGTATTGGTTGACGGAGGGCTCACCATCGTACACCTTCTCAGGCTTCTTGCCAGCCTTCTCATGCAGTATAGCCAGGCACTCATCCAGTGTTCCGACATCGGGGGTAGGATTGCGTTCCCCTGTGAGCCACTTGATAACGTATGGGCCCTGGGCTTGCAGGTTGACGGGGCTTCTCATGATGCGTCCGGAGATACCGGTGCGCTTGCCTTCTGCTTCCCAGTGGAAGTTGCGATCAGCCTGTCCGAACTGGATGGATGGCTTGAGCACAGCGACATGCATCATGCCACCGAGTTGCACATTGGCCGGCAGATCATACTGCTTGTGCAAGAGTCCCCGGCTGAAGAACCACTCGAGGCAGTGCAGATAGTGCTGCGTCTGAAACTCTTGCTGCACCGTGGACAAGCGGACCAGTGGGGGTTGCGCTGTCGTCTTAGCGTCTACGATCCACAGCTTGTTGGTCTTGCGGTTGAGCAGCAGCAGATCGAACTGTGCTACTTGCCGGGTCTTTGGGTAGCGTTCGTCTACCCAGGTGAGTCGAACTTCGGAGCCGAGCTTGATGAAGTTGTCTTGAAGGAGATCGAGTGCGCTGTCTCCTTTGAGGCAGGGCAGGTTCTCGAAGGCATTGAACCACGTGCGGGCCATGGCTTGATCGATGACTTCGTTCTCGATGGCTGCGGCTCTGAAGGTCTCGGAGATGCGCATCTCTTTGCAGATGCTGGTGATCTCTGAGAGGCGGGTCTCACACATCCGCTTGTAGATCTGTGCTCGATCTCCCCGGTCGAAGAGGGCAAAGAGTACGTGGAAGTACGAGCCTCGTGACAGGGCCTCTGAGTAGGAGAGGGCAGGTGTGATGCCGAGCCGGCGCCTGAGGTAGTAACCGAAGGGGTCACTGAGGGAGGAGTTGTAGTCGGATGATCTGATGCATGGGACTCGAGGTGCTAGGCCTTCGGTCTCAAGGAAGATCCGTGCTGTCTTGCCCCGGTCCGTCGGGAGGGGGGCGGGCTGTGTCTCTGGTTGCATGTGCTGGTCCTTTAAATTTGTCCCTGATCTTGACGAGACGGTTGTATACGGATTGCGGGGACTTCAATCCGAGAACCGATGCGATGCGTGTCATTGTGTATCCATCATGTCGTAGGCGGATGATGGTCCATTCTTCCTCCGTAAATTCGGGTAGTTCCAAAGTCTCTACGATGACCTTGACTTCGATCTCTTCATAGACTATATCATCTGTGAAGTGTAGTTTCAAGCGGGGTCCCTTGTCTGTGAATCGGTAACCCTGAGAGGTCCAGTATCTGTAGTGAACAGCACCCCAAAGGAATCCCTTGAGGAACGTGATGACTGTAGATTTGGAGGGGTCATAGACCGTGGTCAACAGACGATGGGTCTGAAGGAAGGCCTCGGCGAGTATCTCATCCCTGTTCCACAGGGGGAACCGCTTCTTGCGGTGTGACTCCCAGGCCCACAGTGTAAGGAACCCTAAGTGCTGATTGGCATTGCGACTGCGATTGAGTTCCATCCCACGGCCTATTGCTCCGGCTTGACAAAGGATGGAGGCACACAATACCATCCTTCGGGGATGCTAACCACGTTACCGGACAGGGTCCACTCACCGTTCAGGAGAGTATAAACCCTAGCCTTTGTCGATGGGCCGATCCTTATCGGGCTGTCCTCGGGGATGAACACTGTTCTGTTGTTGCTGCATCCACTGTTGAATGCGCTCACCAGCAAGGCGCAACCGATCACGGTCAGAGTCGGCATCAACCGCAGTCTTCGACTGGCTGATGCGCTTGTCGAGCCACCCAAGGAGGGCCACCGCCAGGGCTGCAACGATGCGCTCGACCATGTCAACGCTTCACCATGGTGCGTGACACCGTGTACCCCAACGAGGCCAGTACGATGGCGGCCAAGCCAAGGAGCTTGTCGCCGGAAGACTCGGACGGGAAAGCGTTGGAAGCGAAGGCTGCACCCACGACGGTCGCGGCCAGTGCTAACCAGAACTCGGTCGTCTTGTAGCCGGGCTTTGGTTCAGAGGCAGGGTCAGTGGGGGTTGGCATGGTGTGATCCTTTAGGTGATTTTCTTAAGGTCAAGGAGGGCTCGTTCGAGCGAGGCAATCCGTACTTCGTAGTTGCTGGTTGTAACCTGAAGCTTAGCGATTGCAACCTCGAGAGCGGTGATCTTTCCGTACACCACCATTGTGGTGGTGATTGTGGTCGCGATGATCCCCAGGGTGGCAAACATTATTTCGATGGACATTTTCATTCCTTAAACTATCAGAGGTTCGTAACAGTTAGGGGAAGGAATCAACCCCATCCTGTCTTTATCCACCCCTTGTTCAGCCAAGGAACATACCCATCAAGAAGAAGTTGAACCCCACGCCAGCTCCCGTCAAGGTTGCTCCCGCATTGGCATCAATCGTATACTGCGGCAGGGTGGGGATGTTGGCGAGAGAGACCACCAACTCCTGACACCCAGACAGGGTGAACTCCAAGCCCGCACTAATCACTGGCCCGACAGTAGAGGCCGTGGTGTAGGCTGCAAGCCCGGGAGAAGCAGAAGTGATTGAAGAAGTTGTAGACAGGGAGATGGATGCGTCGAGGGGCAGCATGTATCCGTTACCGAGACCGGCGGAAGTCACGAGGTTTCGCGGGACTGAGGACGAGTAGTTGCTGAGGGCCGCTGTGATTTGGGCGTTGTTGGTGGTGAAGTTGGATGCGTAAGGCATCAGCGGCATCCACAAACCATCGGTTCGAGTGGAGAACTGAGGGGTAGCCGAGGGTGCAGCAGCTGTGATCAGGTCATCGGGTAGCCGAGACTTGAGAAGCTTGCCACCTGTTCCTGCGCCACGGGTCTCCGGAAGCAATCCGAACGGAATGATCGCCGGGGGGGCATAGCTGGTGAGGATGTTGATGGCGCCCGTTGTTGGGACAGGGGTCGCATCAGCGGAGGGGGTGGTGTCCAGGCACAGCATCGGGAAGATGTAGACCCGGTCGTATGCATTGGGCACAGCGACAGGGTAGACATTGTTGTTCGTCCGATTGAGCCAGGGCATGAACCGAGTAGCCGCAAGCGTGATCGCCGTCGGGGTCACTGCGGTTTGTGCTGTACCAGTGGCGGCGGCGAAGGAGCGGTAGTGTTGGAGGACGAAGGGGGCCGAGGTCAGGCCGACCGCCGCAGTGAAGCCCGAGTTTGAGGGTTCAACCGCACGGAATGTGACTAGTGGATTGTTCGGCATTGGTCAGGGCTCCGTTGATGAGTAGTCTTGCGACTTCTTCCCCCACTGATCTTCGTTGATCGGGGGTGGTTGATGGCAGATAGAGGATTTGGATATGGCGTTCGAGACAGATGCGGTGAAGGGCATCGACCACGAGCCAGGGGTCCACGTCCAGGGTAGGACGGGCGGTCCGGACTAGGTGGCTGATGGTCCCTTCAAGTATGAGTATCGGATGGGTGCACTCGGATCGCAAGCGGTCACAGGCCAGAACGAATCGCTTACGGCCGGTTAGGGTCAGGAGATTGGTGAACAGTTCGGGCAAGTGTTTCTTGCGCTCGATCAGGACCTTGGATTCGTGGCCTTCAAGGGCGTAGTCCCCGGTGGTCATGCGCTTCTTGATGGTGGTGATGGCAACGGTGCAGGAGCGCCGGTCACAAGGGACGTGGGCATCGTCGAGCATGACCATGTGGGCAGGGAAGAGAAGGGGTGTCTTCTCTCGGTCATCCTGGATGATGGTCCAGCTGCGCTTCACCCGACCAGTGACCGTGTCTCTCGGTCAACGCGGGAAAGGATCTCCTTGATCCGGGATTCCGCGAGGCGAAAGGATGTTGCAATTTCAGG